AGTTGATAAAGCTGGTCGTAAAACAGAAACAGCTTACCAACTAGCTAAAGCAGGACAAGAACTAAAACGAGACATGGAAAAAACTATTCTTGGTAATGTAGCTGCAAGTAATGGTACTGCTGGTTCAGCAGCTAGACTACTTGGCTCTATTCAATCATGGCTTGGTACTAACTTTGTAACAATGACAGATGGTGTTGCTCCTGTTAATGCTAACGGCACAGCCGCTAGAACAGAAGGTGCTACTGCTTCTGCATTTACAGAAGATAAACTAAAAGATGTTGTTAAATCATGTTTTGAAAATGGTGGTAACCCAACTCTATTAGTTGTACCGCCAACACAAAAGCAAGTAGTATCTACTTTTGCAGGTATTGCAGCACAGCGTTATGAAGCTCCTGCTGCTAAAGCAACTACTATTATTGGTGCTGCTGATGTTTACTTATCAGACTTCGGTACTTTATCTGTTGTACCTGACAGATTTATGACTGCTGATACAACTCCAGATGCAGAGCAAGCATTAGTGCTTGACCCAACAATGGCATCTGTTGCTACACTACGACCATTTGAGTCAAATCTATTGGCTAAAACTGGTGACAGTGAGAAGCATCAAATGCTTGTTGAGTACACTCTACAAGTATCTAACGAGAAAGCACATGGTATCGTTGCTGACTTGGCAGTTTAATTTAGGTTAAACATTATATTGCCCCTTCGGGGGCAGTATTATTATTGAGAATAAAATGAGAAAATTCAAAGAACATAATACAGATGATGGCAAGATTGTAGAGACCAATCAAGATGTAACTGACATCATTGAAAAGAATAAACAAGAATACAATAACAGCTCAACAAAATGGGGTGAGGATGTCTTTGATAACAAGATAGCTTCTATACCTTTAACTGTTATTGATAAGTTAAACCAACAAGGAATAATGAGAGGGTTTCATGTATTAGACCAAAAGAAATTCTTTGCATGGTTAAACGACCCAGACAATAGATTTTTTAGAACAAAACAGGGCAGAATCTAAATGGCATTTTTTACAGATTACACAACGCTACAAGCGACTATAGCTGATTATTTAGCTCGTTCTGATTTAACAACCCAGATACCAGAGTTCATAAGATTAGCAGAAGATAGACTTGTCAGAGACTTACGCATTAGACAAATGCTTAAAGTTGCTACGGCAAATACAACAGCAGGTGATGCAACAGTATCTTTACCTTCTGATTTTATTGCTATGAAAGATTTGCATTTACAAGGCAACCCACCACAAACAATTAAATTTTTATCTACAAGTAATTTCTTTAGAAATGCACATACCGCAGAATCTGGATTACCTAGTAGATATACACTGCTCGGTGCAGAGTTTCAATTTGCTCCTATCCCTGATAGTGTTTACACGCTACAAATGGTTTACTTTTATAAACCAGAATATTTAAGCGGCACTAATTCATCTAACCTTTGGTTGGCAGATACACCTGATTTATTACTTTACGCTGCATTAGGTGAAGCAGAACCCTATTTGATGAATGACGAAAGACTTAACACATGGGCAAGTATGTATGATAGAGGAATAATGGCTCTACGCAAAAGTGATGACGAATCTGAATACCCTGCTCAACCACTTACTATTACTAACTCAACGAGGTAAATTATTATGGCTGAAATGTCGGATTATTTAGAAGTAGCACTTCTAAACGCAACACTTAACGGAACTGCATTTACAGCAGTAAACAACCCTTATGTATCATTACACACAGCAGACCCAACAGATGCAGGAACTGGTACAGAAGTTTCTGGCGGTGCTTATGCTAGAACTACTGCTTCTTTTGCTACAGCTTCAGGAACATCAGGTTTAGTTGCTACAGATTCAGATGTTACTTTTCCAACTTGCACAGCATCATGGGGAACTGTAGGATGGATTGGTTTATGGGATTCTGCTAGTGGTGGTAATATGTTATATCACACAGCATTAGATACTTCTAAAACTATTGATACAGGTGATATATTTAAAATCACTACTGGTAACCTAACTGTAGAATTAGCGTAAGGATAAAATATGGCTCTTATCGTAAAAGATAGAGTAAAAGAAACCACAACGACAACAGGTACAGGCACAGTCACATTAGCTGGAGCAAGTGCAGGTTTTCAATCTTTTGCTGCTATAGGTGATTACAATACAACTTACTATGCTATTACAAGTGATGGTAACAGCTACGAAGTAGGTTTAGGTACTTATACAGCTTCAGGTACAACTTTGTCTAGGGACACTGTATTAGAATCTAGCAATAGTGGTAGCAAAATTACTTTAGCTGGTACAAGTGAAGTATTCTGTACTTACCCTGCTGAAAAGGCTGTAGTTCAAGATAGCAATAACACAGGTATAGCACCACAGCTAGGTGCAACTAATGGTGTGTTTATAAATAATTCAATTATAGGAACTAACTACACAGTCCCTACAGGTTACAATGCAATGTCAGTATCTCCTGTAACTTTATCTAGTGGAGTATCAGTCACAGTTCCTGCTTCTAGCAGATGGGTGGTTATATAATGTCAAGTACAATAAATGCAGATACAACTAATGGTGTTGTAGTTACATCAGATACAAGTGGTGAGATAAAGCTACAATCAGCAGGGGCAGATATTGCTACAGTTAATTCTACTGGTTTAGCAATGGCTAGTGGTAAGACTTTAACAGGTGATGCCATTTTTAAAGGTAAAATACTGCAAGTTATTTCTGGAGAAAAAGGTTCATCTTTTACTGGTACTTCTGTAGTTGACAATGGTGGATATTTTTTAGATGTAACTGGTTATTCTGCTACGATTACACCTTCGTCAACTAGTAGTAGAATATTGGTTATGGTACACGCTTATATCGGTCAAGATACGGCGGCAAGTGGGTATCAACAAAGTTTAAGAATAAAACAAGGGACTCGTTATCCATTTTTAGGAACTTCTGAAGGAAGTAGACCTGTAACTTCAGCAAGAGTAAATAATTATGTTGGTAATACACACGCAATGATGAATATTTCAGGGTCATGGATAGACAGTCCTTCCTCAACATCAGCACTAACTTACCAAGTACAATTAGGTGGTTATAGTGGTGCTCCTATAGTTTATCTAAATAGGTCAGAAGCCTTTCAAGCGGCTGCTAATAATTACGATACGATACCACTTTCTACTATTACTTTAATGGAGATAGCAGGATGATTGATTTAACAAAAGCTATTATTTCGTTATATCCAGAAGCTAAATGGAGTTTAGATGGAAATGATTATGCTGGATTACAGTGGTTATCTGAAGATATAACAAAACCAACAGAAGAAGAACTTACTCAAGAGCATGAAAGATTAGAAACAGAAGTAACGGCTAACGCTTACAAACAAAAAAGAGCTGAAGAATATCCGCCTTATGCAGATTACCTAGATGGTATTGTAAAAGGCGATAATGTACAAGTACAAAAATATATAGATGATTGTTTAGCAGTTAAAGTTAAATATCCAAAAACATTAGAGGAAACAGAATGAGCATAACTCTTAACGGCATAGGTTTTGTAGAAAACAGCACAACGCTAGATACAAACTACACACTAGCAGATAATCGTAATGCTATGACAGCAGGTGCTATTACTGTAGCTGATGGTGTTACAATAACAGTAGGTGATGGTTCTACATGGACAGTAGTGTAATATGAGTACAGTAAAAAGCAAAAAACTACAGCTAGGCACAGATGCTAGAGCAACTAATAACTTTACTATCTATCAACCAGCAACACCAGATGGCACATTAAGAGTTGGTCAAGGTAATGCAGATAATCCTACAGAAGTAGCAAAAATTACATCAGCAGGAATTTTTAGTTCTGGACATATTTTGCAAGTAGTGAATAAAGTAATATCAACACAAGGTTCACAAACAATAGGGACAACAGATACACAAATTGGTACTGGTACAGACTTTGACATATCTATTACTCCTAAAGGTAATGGAAGTAAATTTATTGTTACTGCTAGATGGTTTGGAGAGACGGAAGTTGCTTGGGATGTAGTTTTTAATATACACAAAGATGGGGTTAGAATAAATACTGGTGGGTCAACTAGTAATAGACTTGGATTATCAATGGCAACACAGACATATGTGGTGGATAATAATTCTACAACACCTGAAATTATGCACATACAAACTGTAGACAGTACAGCAAGTACAGTTGATACACCTATCACTTATACTCTAGTTGCTGCTGCTAGTGGCAGTAGAACCATGTGGACTAATAGAACTTTTGTTGGTGTAGAATACGGAATATCAGAGCTCATAGTTATGGAGATAGCAGCATAATGTATAAAAAAATAATGGATATGAATGGCAATGATTATGCGTATGGTGTTGTTAGAACATCTGATAATGAGTTTGTACCATTTGACCCTTCCCTTCCTGATTATCAAGTATATTTACAATGGGTAGCTGAAGGCAATACAACTGGTGAAGCAGACTTGCCACCAATATATGTGGAGACTGACTAATGACTATTAGTATAAAGCCTACCTCAACAGAAACAATTATCCAACAAAATGGCACTGATTCTTTAGTATTTGATAATAATGGAAATGTTGAAGGCAGACAAAATTTATACCCTACTGTTCCAGCGTTTTCTGCAACATTAGGAACAACTCAAACAATATCAAATGCAACATGGACTAAAGTTCAGTTAGATACAGAAGAATTTGATACAACATCTGCTTTTGATTTGAGCAATGCTCGCTTTACCCCTCAAGTAGCAGGGTATTATGATGTACAAACTCATATTAGATTTGCATATAGCACAATGACACAACATAATGTTTCTGTGTATAAAAATGGTGTTGCCAGTAAACAAACTGCGTTAGTTAGAGGGCAGACATCTCCATCTGAAGCTGGAGGTTCATCTTTAATATATATGAATGGCACAACAGATTACATAGAACTATATGGATATGTTAGTGGAACTGGAACTGTTAAATTTCAAGCAGCATCAACAGATGCAAGACCATACTTTTCAGCAAATTTAGTAAGCTACAAATATATAGCTCCTCCATCAACACAGACACCTACTGAAAGTGATAATCTACAAGCATTTAGTGGTACTGGTTCAGATGCTACATGGACTGTTCCTAATGGAGTTACTAGGGTACTTGTTAAATTATGGGGAGCTGGTGGTGGACATCCAACTTATGGTGGTGCAGGTGGATTTACAAAAGGTTTATTGGTAGTTACAGCAGGTGAAACATTAACATTCCGAGTAGGTAAAACCCATACAGCAGAAGATAGTGGCACAGACTGTTCAGGTCAATGTTCAGGAAAAGACTTTATTGGTGGCTTTGGCGGTGGTGGTCGTGGTAGAGAAGGTAATGGTGGTGGCGGTGGTTCTTACATATTTAGAGGTGGCACTAACTTTGGTGATGTTTTAGCTGCCGCAGGTGGTGGCGGTGGAGCAGGTGCTCAAGGTAGTATGGTTGGTGCTCCATATTATGGTGGTGCAGGTGGTGGAGATTCTGGTTTAGCAGGTAAAGGTTATGGTACATACCCTACTGGCGGTGG